CTGATTCAACTTTATTTAAATTAGGTTGATTTGGAATATTTTCTACAATCATATCGTCAGGTATATTGTCAGGTATTCCTTGATTAGCACGATAAAGTAACGAACTAATTAAATCATCACTTAATCTAGTTAACATGTCTGGGTCTTCAGTAAGTTCAGCTATATCTACATACTGCAGCTTCATTCTATTTATTTCTGCTTCAGGTAAATTAAGTTCTTTTCCTAATCTATCTAGTTCAGCATAAAGTTTTTTTTGTATAGATTCTTTATCCATATTAACCAAACATAGATTTCAACATAGCTTCATCCATTTTCATTTTTTCATTAGCATATGTTGCTGTACTTATATCATCTCTATACCTAGCATTAAAAGTTTCTTGTGCAGTTTGTTCAGCTGTGTTTACAAAATTTTTTAATTCAACATCACTTGGGTCAACTTCCCAGGCTTGATTAGGTGCTTTAATCATATTCATATTATCAATAAAAGCATACATTTCATTCATGTTATTAAACTCTTCTATATAATTTTTAGCTAATATAGTAACTTGTTCTTTTAATTCTTGTTTAGTAGGCATTCTGTTCATTGATAAATAAAAAGCATTTTCAACCATTTGTTCCATGCCAAGTTCTCCTGGTACATTTTCCATGTATTTTTGAAATCTATCTGCTGTTCTAGCTCTATTAGCAGTAGAAACAACATTGTCATGGTTATCTCCATAATCACCTAAAAAATAAGCAAACATCTTTTGATGTTTTAAATTTTCTCCTTGTAAAAACATAGTGTTTTTAAATGGATTATTAGGGTCTGTTTCTAAATCGTAAGACATAACATTTGCATAATCTGAAGTACCTGGTTCTACGTATTTGTTTACATCTATCCATGCCATATATTGTGCAAGTTGACTACGTAACAATCCACTAGGTACACCTCTAGTATCATCAAAAGCACCTTGTTCTACTAAACCATTAGCTTCTAACCAATCTTGAAACATTACTACTGTATCAGTATTTTGAAATATTAATTCATATACACCAGCAGAATCACCAAAATGTCCACCAAATTTCCTTGTTAATATTTCACCTGTGTTATCATCTCTTCTTACTTCGTCTATTTTATCTGGAAAATAAACAGGAACTTCTCTTAATTGACCACCTAATCCAGCAATGTAATCGTTAATTGCTTGTTCTTTTTGAGCTTCTGTTAAATTATTATCTGCCATAATTGCATCAATAACATTTTGTATTGCATCACCGGCATAAGATGAATCTTGATTTTTATTTTGTGTAAGAACTACATTTTCTAATGTAGTAGTTACTTCTTGTTTAATGCGTTGAACATAATCATCATCACCAGCTTCTACACTGTTGTAAATATTTCTTATAGCATCTAAAGATTCTTTAGGAAAATTAGAATTTATACTACCTATAGGAGGGTCATTTGGATTTGCACCACGCATTTGAGAGTGTTGTTCCCATATTTCATTAGGTTTTAAAGCATTAAAATCATTAGAGTTTAAACCAAATAAAGGTAAATATTGTGGATTATTTAATAAATCCAGAATCATTTGTTGTATTTCTTTTTTACTTGTCATTAACCACTTTCCCTTATAATATTTATTTCATCATCATTTAAATCTAAAAATTGCCATGAGCTTCTATCAGGATTTAACATTCTTAATACTACATTGTAATACAAATTAAATCCACGTGGATATTTAGCTAATAATTCTTTATTATCTTTATCAAAATACATTCTAAATTCTTGAGCTTTTGGGTCATCAGATTGTTTCCACCAATCAAAACTTACTTCTTGTCCTTGTCGGGCTAACCATGCAGCTGATTCTGCGTCATACTCTTGCATTATTGGGTACATTTCCAAAAAGTATTTACCTTCTTCAGTTGTTTTTGTTAATTCTAAATCAGGCCATATTGTTGTTATTTCATTCCATATATCAGTTATTTGTGGTAATGTAATAAACCCATACTCATCTCTTTGAAAACCTGATAAATCAGCAGTTAAACTATTTCTAACAATTGCAAACAAATCATCTTGTTTACTACCAGGTATTGTTAAATTATCTTTTTGTAACACATTATTTAAAGTTTCAACATCTTCTTTAAATGATTGATACTGATAAAAACCTTTAGTTTTATTTATATATCTTCTGTATTCATCTGGTGTTAAATCATATCTTTCATTGTTAATTGCTTGCCATGTCATCTTTGCTTCAGGATTGTCACCATATAAAAATGGAAATGACAATGGTAATAATTCTTTTTCTCTAGAATTACTATTCCAAAAATCTACAGCATCAAAAGTTTTAACACCTTTACCAGCTACTTTAATATCTGTAGGACTAAATAAATACATATGGTCTAATCCAAATTTAGAATGAAAATCTTGTGAGGTTTGTATTGTATCGTAATTATTTAATTCTAATATTCTTTCGTATTCTTCATACAATACAGCCATATGATAATGTATACCATTTTTAGCTTTAATAAAATATTCCGGTTTATAATTACTAGAAGGTCCTATAAAGCTTCTAATAAATCTCATAAACATATCTACTTGCGCTCTATCTCTTGCATAATCTAACATTGCATCTTCTATTTGTTCAATTGTAACGTCATCTCCTTCTTCCCAACCAGGTATGTTATATTTAAAATATTTATCTAATCTTCCAGCCTTCCAAACATTAACCCACTCTAAAGAAACCATTGCATGTCTCCAATAATCTATAGTTGCATCTGCACGCATTTGTTCAAGTTCACCTAAAGCTTCTCCAGGTTCTCTTACAATTTCTTCTGAAAATTCAAATACCCCTACTTTATCTCCCCATTCACGGCTAAGGTCTACATCTATACCTTGTAAAAATGCCCATAGTTTTTTATAAGTGGGTGCTATAGTTGCTAAGTTTTTAACTGATATTTCTTCAGGCATAGGAAATTGTGTTATCCAATCTTTAAATTCACCTAACACACCACGTGAAGGTAGCACTCTGTTTAAAGAAAAAGAAACTATAGAGTTAGTACCAGGTACTTGTGATTGTGCAAGTAAGTTAATACTGCTTAATGTTGATTTATATTGTACTTTCATATTTGCTTCATCATCATCACCTTCAACTAATACAGGTCCCATCCATGCTTCAAATGGTGTCATAAACACATCATCACTAGGATTCATAGGATGTGGAGAAAACCAACCAGTATTAGTATCAGTTACATCATTTGTACCTTGTAAAGCTCTTCTACCTTTTTGTATTCCAACAACAGGGTATGGATTATTAGCTAATAACTTACCCCAAGTTTTAAATACTTCAAACCATATCTCTGGAAATGGAAATATGTTTCTTGTTACTTCAGATATCTTATGTTGTGTAGTTGTATCGTATAATAAATCTTTTAAGTTTTCTAATGCATAAGCTCTATTCATTGGTTCTATTTCAGAAAAGTTATTCCAATTACCAGTACCTAATCGTGCTTTAGTTATTAAATCATCTACAACTTGTTTAGGAACACCGTATGCTTTTGCATTTTTAATATATTTTTTCTGTAATGATTTATCCATTTGATTAATATGGTCCATTACCCATAACCAATAAAACTGTTTAAATACAGGCGCTCTGTTTAAATATCCAATTGGTCTACGCATTAATACTTCAAACAAACCATCTATAATATCTTCATATTTCTCTGTCTTTTTAACTTCATCTAACTCATCAGTTACACGTATCATTCCACCATTTAAACCTAAACCACCATCAGCTGTAGGTCTAAATATTTCTTTAGCAGCATCAATAGCTTTAGCTTTTTGTTTGTTAGTCATAGCTTTGATATAACTTCTTTTTTCCCAGTTTTTAATATCTAAAGCTTTTTTATCTTTAAGTTTAGTTCTTCCAGTTATACCTTTATAACCATCAATACCACTCATAAAATCTACAGTTTTATTAGTTATTTTTCCATTTTGAACTACAGGTATTTTTCCTTCAGCAATAATGTTTCTAAGTATTGTAGAACCTTTATTACCATCTACAACTTTATCTAGTGTCATTTGAAACTTAACATCACTTCCAACTTGTTTCATAAAGTGAATGCCTTCAACAATATTGTCACCAGTAATTTCTCTAATGTATGCTTCTTGTTGTTGTATAAGTTGGTCTAATGCCCAAGGGTCTGTTAATATATCGTAGTTTCCTGAGTAATCAGCATACTCTTCTAACCAAAATCTTCCTTCAGCAGACTCTAACCATTTGTTTAATTCAGGACTACCCCAACCATGTTTAGCTACTTGTCTTCCAATAGGGTCTGTTCTTACTTGTACATAGTCCCATAGTTTACTTTGAGCATACTCACCTGTAGATACATTAGCTTTTAGTTCCATACGGTATTCAACATTTAATGGATTCCAACCAGCTTTTTTACCTAAGAAACCAGTAAGTCCTATTGTTTGTTGTGTACCTTCTAATAACTCTTGTGACATTAAAACAGACTGTATATCAGGTATATTATCTATTTCATCTTGTGTAAATCCCATATCTAACAATTTTTTATTAGACATTTTTTTACCAGTAGATAACCATTTAGTATAAATCATTGGATTTGTATAAAAGTTGTCTAAGCCTTTAACTAACAAACGTGCTTGTTCTTCCATAAACACACGTGTTAAAAATGCAACACGTAACAATACCAAAGGTTTAAATATTTTTCTTGTATAAAAATCCATAGCTCTGTTTACAACATCAGTGTCAGTTGCAGATTTTCTAGGTATAAATCCATTTGGAAACACATAACCTTCTTTACCAAAACTTTTCATAAATTTTAGAAAACCTTTTGCATCTTGTGCTAACACTGTGCCTGGTGTCCAACCACTTGCTTCAGGAATAACATTCCAAACACCACTTACAGTTCTTTGTATATATTGCCAAGGTATTAAAGGAACAACACTGTCTGTCATTTGTGTTAAAAACAAAGCATTCATAGTACCTACGTTTTTAAACTTACCTACATCTCTAGAATTATCTGCAAGTACAACTTCATGTACTTCAAAATTAGAGTTAAAACCAGGTATGTTTTTTGTTTTAGCGTTAGCATAGATTTTAGAACGTTCCAACCTACTATTAATGTGTTTTAAATATTTACGTAATGGTGCTACTTTTTCAGGTCCTACTTCTGGTCCTAATATTTTTTCTACTCTATCTATTTCCCATTCTCTAAATTTTTTACCATATGCATATATAGAAGGTTTATTTTGATAATCAAGGTTTATAAATTTTAATAACCATTCAGATGCTTCTTTTTCATTATAATTATTTGCTTCCATGTGTTTTAAAAGATTTTGATATGCACGTTTTTTATTAGTAATAACTAATCCAGAATCAGGAGTAATACTTAACAACCCTTGTAAGAATGGTTCATTATAAGTTTTGTATGCTCCACCAAATCCTAAATACTTTTGTATTTCGTATTCATTTGTTCCATTAAAGTTTTCTTTAACTTTATTTAAAGCAGCTTTAATTTTTCCAACTTCTTCTGCTTTATCAAAGTTAAGAGATTCTACTGTAGGTGTAATTACTTTTACATTTTTTGCAGTTCTAAAAGGTGATAAATCTTGACCAGTTTTTACTATACCTCTAGCACCTTGACCAATGTAACTACCTAGATTTCTATAAGCAGCATCTTGATTACCAAATCTTTTCATAGGTTTAGATAACTGTCGTTTAACAAAATTGCTAGATGTTCTAAATGCATCAGCATCATTAGCTGCGTTTATTAATAAGTTATTTATAAATCCAGATTGACCTACTTCACCTATAGCAGTATCTGATAATTGTTCAATAACTTCTTTTCTAGGTTGTTGTTGAGTCTTTTTTAATCCTGCTTTAGAATTAGCAACTTTTTTACCTGTACTTGCATAAGTTTTAAAGAAATTTTTAACATCATCTGCTTTATTTAAACCAAGCATTTCACCTAACAAATCAGGATGAATGTGTCTAAACAAAGGCATTCTAGACATTGCATATAAATTTTGTGGTCCAGATTCTGCTACAAGTTTAAAAATATTATTCCATACAGGCATATCAAAAATTACATCAGTTGAAGGAGCAAAATATTTACTTACTCTACCAAAAACTAATAATTGATTTCTCATTTGTTTAGCTTTTTTGTTTGTAGCTCTTACTGCTTTAGCTTCTGATAAATAACCACTTTGTCCCAAGCTAAATAATCTTCTGAACCTACTAAAGTTCTGTGTACCTTCTTTACCAAGTTCTTCTAGTTTTCCTAAATCATCGTAAACACTTTCAATAATCTTAGGTGTGTTAACTTTAATTTTTTTACCTTCTCGTAATAAAATTCCATTATCTAAAAATTCACTAGCTCTATTAACTTGTTTCCAACGTTTACCTACATTAGCAGTTTTTAACCATTTAGAATAAAATAATGGGTCTGCTAACTGGTGTGCTACATCAATAGAACCTGATAGTAAATTAAAAGATAATGAACCTGGTTTATAAAATTCTGATGCGTGTACTCTACCTGGAGAATACTCCAACAATGTATTATCTGCTGCCCAAGCAGGGTGATTGTTATCAGGATTAAGAGAATATTTTCTATTAAATGTATATCTACCAGCATAAAAATTAATTTTATTTGGTCTTGCTAACGAAGTATAAAATATATCTCCATCTTCATCTCTACGTTTTAATGGCTCACCAATAGCAGCAACTGTTTTTTTATAAGATTCATCATTAGAATAACCTGCTTGTTTATAATATCTATATAATTCAGTTTCTTCTGGTATAACAGGTTGAAAACCTATAATAGTATTTCTATCAAAGTTAATTGGTTTATCATATTTACTAGGCAAAAAACCATTACTCCAAACTTCATTCCATAAAGCACCTAAATTAGTTTGACCAGACATTTTAAAAGCTTCGTTTAATGCGCTTCCTTTACCTGATGCTAATACTTCACTATCACTTATATCAATCATTAATCTGTCTTGTGCTTCAGATATAGACATACCTTGCTCCATATAATCCTGAGCTTGTTTAATTGCACCATAGTATTCAATAGCTCTACCTTGTGTAAAAGGTTTACCAGGCAATAAAGCATTTAAAGCTATACCAGGTACGTTTATTTTTCCTGATGGTCCAAATGTTTGCATTAACCATTCCATACCTAATACACCCCAAACACCATATTGTATATCTCCCGGTGCAGCACCTCCTGGAAATAATCCAAATGTTAAAAAATCAGATACATTCATTTGCATATTTCTTTCTAAATCAGCAGGAGCATATCTATCGTATATTTCTTTGTGTATAGCTTGTTCTTTTAATAAACGTTCTTTAGCTAATTCATCTTCTATATCAAACAAATCCCTACTACCAGCTGGTATTGAGGCACCCCAAGCTGAATAAGCTACATTTAAAGGTAAATTAGGATGTGTTTCTAGTACACGTTCAAAATCATATACAGCAGAAGGATTAGCTTTAAATGCTTCTACTTCTCTATTAAACTGTCTTAGCTCTTGTTGTTTGTTAAGTAAGTAATCTCTATTACTTAACCAGTTTGGATTTATCAATGTTAACCCTGTCGTCTATTAAGTAAATCTAATATTATTGGTGATTTACTAACTTCATACATTGCAGCTAGTGTAATATCTATACTTTTAGTATTTGCTTGCGGTGTCATCCCAGGACCTAAAGGTGCGCCTGATGTAGGTACTTCATTAGGTCTTTCAGATGGAGAAAAAACATTTGGTCTATTAGGTTGCTGTTGTTGTGGTCTAGGAGCTACATTAGTTTGTGCTGGTAAAGGTGCAGCCTTTTGTTGATTTAATAAATCTTGTTGTTGACCATAAGGTAAACCAGGCATATCTCTTAAAGGTTGTTTCTTACTTGCTGGACCACCATCTGTTCTGTTACCACCTACAGGTGCAGGTTTTGCAGGTTGTCTATATCCACCACGTCTATTCTTTACCATAGAACTCCTGTGTTATTAATATTATTATACCAGGTGTTGGTTGTATAATATGATTAACTTGTTCAGATAAAATGTCTAATTCGTCTATTACACCAAATTCATTATATATTATTTCATTAAAAGCATCATCTATGTAATCCACATTATCCTCCAAAAGCACCTGCAATACTAGGTTGTTGTCCCATCATTTGTTGTTGCATTTGTTGTTGTATCATCATTTGTTGCTCAGGTGTCATTTGTGGTTCTTGTGGTGTGTAAAATTGTTTCATAATTTCTGTTATAGCAGTTGGATATTCATAAATAGCTATAGCAGCCATTGTAGCTGCAGGGTCACCTTGTGCAGACCTAGCTAATATAGAATCAAATAATACACTTTCTGCTTTGTTTTTACGTATACGTTCCTGTACTTTAGCTATGTTTTCTAAACCATCGATATTGTCTTGTAAAGTTTCTACGTCTATAACACCTGCTTGCAATAATTGCAACCCAGTTACAATTTTTTGTGGTTCATCAAAACCAGCCATAACACCATAAATACGTCTGGTTCTAAAATCTCCACCAATATCTTGTAATACATTGTAGTTTTCGCTAAATGCAGCACCATTAAGAAAACCTGCCATAGGTTTTTTTGTTGCATTCATTGTGTAAGATAACACAACATCTAGTTCTAATCTCTTAGCATCCATTTGAACTAAACCTTGTTTAATAATATCTCTATATTCAGATATCATTAATGACATAGTACTGTTTAATTCTGACAAGCCAGCACCAGTTACAAATGAATTTGGAGACTGTGAGTCATCGGTTACTGGGTAGCCACCGACCATTCGCAACTGACGCTCTAACCTGTCAATTTGTTGAAATAATTGATAAGGAATATTATTCATTGGTTTAGAAACTTGTGTACCAGGAGCTAGATAATTAACCGCAAATCTGCCTTTTCTGTATTGTCCGGACTCTATCTCTCCTGATATGTTAGTTTCTGTAAACACAGAATCTTCCATTGCTATTGCTGACATAATGTTTATCTTTGCCATCATTGCCATCAAACCTATTACGTGGTCATATTGTCCTTTTAGTTGGTCAAAAGACACACGTTTCATAAATACAAAAGGAGGTGATGATAGTACGTTAGGTATAAAGTCTAAAATCATATTACGTTCTGGAAATACTACATAAGTACCTCCTTGGTCGTAATATTCAATAATTCTTACACCTGAGTATGTATTATCTTCCCAAGCTTGTTCTCTATTGTTTTCGTATGATAAAAATGGAGTAGCAGTATCAGGGGTTGCTTCTTCAGCATCATCATCTTTTTTAAGTATTTGTTCTGCAAACTCTGGGTATATTTGTGCTAATTTATATCTAGGTACACGTCTTAGTACTGCCATTTCTCTAGGTTGTTGGTCAGGACCAAAATTACCTGGAAATGTATCATAAGGGTCACGTAGTTCAGCACTAGGATATATAAAACCGTTCTTATCTTTTTTAGTAGTAATTACCCATGCACAAAAACCATAACCAGGTAGCCATCTAGCTGCTTGTTGTAATTGACTTAACAGATTTTGTTTTTCATCATAACTAGTAACAATACGTTCTAGTTTTTCTGCACGCATTTTACTTCTAGTAGAATCATTTTCATTAGGTACATCTACTCTAACTTGTGGTACTCCAGATACTTTTTGTGCAAGTCGGTCAATACCAGATTGCAACATATTAGGAGCTGGTAATAAATCGGCATCACTAGTTTCCATAGTGTTACCTAATAAAGCTTTAATACCATCTGCACCACCATTAAGAATTGCTTTAACTCTAGATTTTTGTACTTGTCTTTCTTGTACTAATTTACCTGATACAAGTTCAGCTGCATTCTTAACTATTTCTTGATATGTTTTAGTATCTAAATTTTCTATCCCCACGGTGCCTCATTCATTTCTGTAATCTTATAATCTCCATAACTAGGATTGTAGTCTAATCCTACATCAGCAGCATGCTCTTTTTGCATACGCCTAAAAACTTTCATTGGAAACCAACTAGCCATAACTATATCGGTTTTCTCTTTGTTTCTTTTAGAAACAGGTTTTCCATCAAAGTATAACAGTTGTTGTCTATATTTCTGTACTTTTGTATTAGATTCTCCATCACCAGTAGGCAAGTGTATTCTTCTATCTTCAAACAAATCAGCCATAGCTCCAACACCATACAATGGGTCATGTTTGTTTTTACCTGTTAAGTGTCCTTGTACTGTTATACCTGTACGTAAAGTAAATTCTTTTATAGCTGCATCTTGTCGTATAGCAGATTGAAAACCGTTTTCTTCTACTATCCAATGTCTACAATCGTACTCTTGTAACCATATAGCCATTTGGTCTAGTGCAGCTCTAATACCACCACCACGTTTATTTTCTAGGTCAACTAAATAAAGCTCACCTCTGTACTGGTCTATACCCCACAATACACTTGCTTGGTAGCCACTTGATGCAGGGTCTAGTCCAGCAACTAAATATAAATTTTTATATACTTGTCCTAATACTAAATCACTACGCATACATTGGTCAATTATGTTCATAGTAAATATTTGTGTACCTTCTACATATGCTTGATTGTAATAAACCATTTCAAATGTTTGTCTACCACCTGTAGATTCAGCAGAATGTAATCTTGATTGTAACCATTTAAAAGTTCTTTTATTAGGCCATAACATACAATCAACATGTTCTTCTACATAATGTTCTGGTACATTGCAATCTAATGCATGTGCTGTTTCTACTATGCTTGTAAAGTTATCTGATTCAAGTAAATGATTATATAAATCATCAGGGTGCTGTCTTGAACCAATTACTACTACAGCAGTATGTTCTTCTTTACGAGATGACAAAGTTGTTGTCCACCATTGTCTTGTAGATTCTCTTGCACCAGGTTGCATAGTAGTTTGGTGGTCTTCAATATCGTCAGCAATAATTAAATCACAGTCACGAGATAATATCTTTCCACCTTTACCTACAGCAACCATAGTAGGTGACTTAATACCTGCAACAGTTCTAGTACCTACAGTAAATTGATTTTGTGACCAGTTTTTACCTGACCTATTGTCTGGTTTAAAAGATTGTCCAGGCATACAAAAGTCTTCTCTAAGTTCTTCATTAGTATCTAATACATCAAGTACAGCAGATAATGCGTTCTTAGCAATGTCTTCGTTACCACCTACCCACATAATACGTACATTAGGGTTTTTACATATTTGATATACAGCAAAGTGTATCAACAATTCAGTCTTTCCATGACGTGGGGGTGACAGTATTAGTAGTTCTTTACCGTTATCAATACTATCAATAATGTTATTTATCCAGTTAGTATGAAAATCTGCGGTGTCATAATGTTGTCCTAGTTCTGTTCTAAAGTATTTGTGTCGGAAGTCGGAAAAATTTTCTAATGCTTGTTCTGCTTCTTCTGATAATTTCCAATCTTCTGCTAATATTTCGTTTCTACTGTCTACCTTAAAGGCAGCAAGCATGCGACTAACAGTAGCAGGTGTGCAACCAAGGAGGGAAGCCGCATCTGCTACTGTCATGTCGCCAGTTGCAACTGCTTCGGCTATACCTTCACTTACGAAAGCTCGGTAATTCTGTCCTCTGCGTACAGAGGCGTAATCGCCTGTATCTGCATTATACTCTTTATTTATGGGCTTGGTGTCCACTTTGTCATTATGTCGCTTGTCACGTGCAAATTGACGCTTCTGGCACGTTCCTGAGCAGAATTTACGTTGTCTACCCTTTAATTTTTTCCTACATCCTTCAGCTATGCATATGATGTTATTGGTCACTTTTAACTAACTTTCTGTAGATGTTTGTATAGTGAGAATTATATGCTATAGTCACCTTAAATACAAACATTAAACACAAGTATTTTGTTACAAGTAAAGTAGTGACCGGGACACTGAAAGCTGCTGACACGTAAGAGTGTACACTAGAAAGACAAAAGCAGTACTCAAGGACATAAAAAAAGGTTTAATTATACACACTAAAGACAATGCCCGCTCACGTCTAAAAGCCTTATACTGACTGGGGTTTCTCTACTGACTACGGAAGTTACCAACTATTTTTTTAACACTTACGTATAATATTAGTAACACCCTGATTAACATTAGGTAGTCAAACTGTATATGTCATCCGATTTCAGTATCCTTATACAGAATAAAATTCTGTATACTGAAATCTGATGTCATTTAGATACAGTTTGAACAGTATCAAGGATACTGTAGTTATTTCTGATACCGATATACGGTAGTTTAATCTGAACATTAAATCAGAAATAACTTCCGAATGTTAATCACAGTAGCAAAGCTACTGGTTATCGTTCCGATAACAACTCTGTGATATTCACGTAGTCTTGGGTACCATCATCCTTATGTAAGACGCCTTACCCCGCGCTATCGTGATTTTAACCTTTCTCAAATGGTTCAGCATAGTGCAATATATCTCTTACCTCTCATAACTCTAGTCCCTTCCGACAGAACTCTTTATGAGTTCTCTGTCGAAAGATGACAGAGTTAATAGAGAGGATAAAGAGATATGAATTGCTTACTATGCGAAAAACCATTCGATAAGAAAGGTTCTAAAATCCACGATTTAGCGTGGGACAGTAAGGCTAAGTCTTACCGAAAGGATGAGAATGGTAACCCAAAGACATACGTGATAAATATTCACAGAGATTGTTATTGGGAACGCTATAACGCAAGCAAAGCTACTGAAGGGAGTGTCGCATAGCGACACCCCTTCGGGGTTACTAAATGTCTGAACAAGACAAGACTGGCGCAACTATGAAAATAATTGAATGCGGATACTGTAAATTAGATGTCGATATAAACGATAGACATCCTGAATACTTACGAAGTAAAGGGATATCTATACCATTATATCTGCATCGCAGCTGTGCATCTAAGATAAATAACTTAGGCGAAAATGTATGGCATTTTCACAAGTTATCTACGACATATAAAGTTAAGCAGAATACTACTGGAAAGTTATTCTAAGAAAGGAACGATATGAATATCGAAGAAATTAAAAATGCATTAGATGTAATGGAACGAACATTACATCCTGATGATTACAAGTTGCTTGTTGACGGTGTCAGCCAAGCAGTACGTAATCACAGACAGAATCAAAAGGATGACCAAATATCTGATGATTTAGTAGAGTTGGGTATCGCTTAGGCGATACTCACTCTGGTATCTAAGGTATCCGAAATAAAATAACTGGCGTAATTAGAAAGAACAAGGGATATTTATCGTTCTCTCTCTCTTCTCTTATGGATACGAGAGAGAGATTTATTCTCTTGTTCTTAGTAATTATGTAATAAAAAGTAAGAAAGGATATGTGATTACATTGGCAAAAGAAATGTCACCGGTAGTCTGCGGTATAACAGGCAACGTATTAACAGAATGGAACCAAAGAACATTCATCAATAGATATATTGATGGTAAGTTGCAATCGATTCCATTATATCTTGATGTTAATGAGGTATTAAAACTTCATAAGCAATCTGCGACATACTTGGAACGCAAAGCTGCACAAGCACAAGATAACCAAGCTGTCTATAACAAAGGTATCAAACAAGATACTGAAGTTAATGAGACTACTACAGATACTGAGGAAGGAAACGTTCCAGCTACTCCGGCTGTAAACGTTGGTTCTGTAGAACAATAATACGGAGTAATAGCTTGCAGTCTATATTCAGTATAGACTGCTGGGTATTTAATACCAATTAAAATAATGAAGGGATTATAATGAAAGTAATTGATAAAATATATGACGCAGTAAATGGCGACAAATATGTTATTGAAACTAAACAGTGTTGGCATTGTGGTAAAACAGGTAAGGTAGAAATATTTACACAAGAAATGTTCTTCCTTAATCAAGGTTATCACGTTCAAGAAGCTGTTAAATCATTGAATAGAGATTACAGAGAAATGTTGGTAACAGGTATACATCCAAACTGTTGGATAGAAATGTTCGGAAATGAGGAGGAATAATGGTTGACCAAGAACATCTAGTAAAAATAACTGGCGCACTTAAAACAATATCAGAGGCCTTACAAGTATTAGATAAACGTGTAAGAAATAATACTGAATTAATTAGGTTACTAGCTGGTATAGACAAACCAAGTGAAGAAGAAGAATAATGCCTACATATAAAATAAATGTTAGATTTGAAGCAGAGGATTGGGATGACGCTGTGAATGTTGTACATTCAATGTATGTAAAAGATTGGATATCAGACATGGAGGAAGAATGAGTAACATACAATATGTTAAACAACTTTTAGATAGAGATGAAGAAATCTGTGTACATACAAGTGGTATAAATGATTTAAGAAAAATTATTGCATTTCTTAAAACAAAAGATAATACAATC